CCACACCAGCCGGGGCTCCGACTTTACCGCCACGGCGGCAGCGATCTTGTCATTGAGCGTTTTGGCGCTGAGGGTGCCGTCCGGGGCGATGTCCAGCGCTTCGCCCACTTTCACGCCGCCCAGCTGGTCTGCCGTAGCAGGCGGCAGGCTGTAAGGCCTGCCGAACTTGGCGTCGGCCTCTTTCTGGTTGTACACTTCCGTTTTCGAGTAGGTCTCCTCCCGTCTGTACACCTCCGTCTTTGCGTAGGTCTCGTTCTTGCCGTAGGCACCCACATCCGCCGCCGTCAGGGCCGTGTCCTTTCCGGTTCCTCCGTGTTCCACGCCCAGCACGCCGGTCATCACATCCAGTGCCGTGGTGTCCTTGGTCTGCAGCGTCCGTGTGCTGCCGTCGCCCATGGTCAGGGTCAGCGTCCGTCCGGTCAGCTGGATGCTTTTCACATAGCCCGCACTGTCCTCCGGCACTGCGTCCACATCCCCGGCTGTCAGGGTCACCACACCGCCCTTGCCGTTCACGCTCTTCACCGGCCCGTCCGCCGGTGCCGTTTTCTCCGCCCGATCGGCTGCCGCCTCGGCCCGGGCTGCGCCGCTTTCTGCCGCTTTCTGTGCCGCCCCGGCCTGTCCGGCCGCCGTCACCGTTTCTGTCCGTGCCGCCTCGGCTCTCTTCGCATCCTTCGCGGCCGCGCCTGCGCTGTTCCGCGCCTCCTGTGCGCTGGTCGCCGCGCTGTTCGAGTACGCCAGCACCCGCGCCACAAAGGTCTCGTACTGCGTCGGGCTGATCTCCGCGTCGCCGTCCGTTGCCAGCGTCTCGTAACAGTCGTATCGTGCCGGCCGTGTCAGCGCCCGGAAGCCGTCCTCCCCCAGTGCCAGCAGCATCCAGCTGCCGCACCGCGACGCCGTGAACTCCTTGCCCACCGTGCAGCTGGCGTTTTCGTCCAGCAGGATGGGTGCCGGCAGGCTGCCGTCCTGCCGCTGGATGTGCAGCGTGATGCTCTTTCCCTTCCAGCTCTCCGGCAGGGTAAATTCCAGCCGCTCTACGTTCGCGCTGCTCTGCCCGCCCAGGTGCAGCACCTTCATCTCCGGGGCAAACTCCACCCCGCCGAATCGCTTTTCCACGATCCTTACCTGCATGGTCTTTTCCTCCTTCCGTTTTTCTCCCAGTCTACCGTCCCGCTGCCCCGCAAAAAACCGTGTACTTTTACAAAAGCACCCCGGCAGGTCTTGCCCGCCGGGGTGCTTTCTATTGGTGACAAAGCGTCACCGGATGGCTGCCACTTGGCTGCCACTTGGTTGGCACTTGGTTGGCATCTGGTCGTCACCGCAGCAGTGCATACGGGTCCTCTTCCGGTTCTGCCTGTGCCGCCTTCTCCTCCGCTTTTTCCCACTGTGCAAAGGTCTTTTCCGTGTACAGGGCCTTCCCGTCCGTGTCGGTCAGGGCCAGCAGCACGTCGGCCAGCTGCTGCTTGTCCGCATCGCTGCCCGCCAGATACTCCGGCTTTGCCAGCTCGGTCAGCTTGCTCTTCACGCTGCTCGGCGTCCGCCCGGCCTTCACCAGCCGGTCGTACTCGGCCTGCACGTCCTGCGCCTTCCGGCTGTCCACCGCCTCGCTCAGGTCCGCGTACATGTCGCCCGCGTCGCCCTTCAGCATCTCGGTCTCCAGTGCATTCACGGCCCCGGTCACGCAGTCGATCACAGCTTCCCGCTTCGGCGCGTCCTCCTTCACATTCTTCCGGATGCCCAGCACGTCGTACAGCGCTTCGATGGTCTCCGTCTCCAGCCGGTACCGCTCGGCTTCGTTCCCTTCCATCTGTGCCTTTGCCGCCGCCCGGGTGTCGGCGTCGTACTTCTTCAGCCGGGTCTTCAGCTGCTTGTAGATCTCGCCCTCCTTGCCCATGGCCACCAGTTTCTCCACCGCCGCCTGTGCCTCGTCCGCGTCGCCGCTGGCATAGGCATTGTACAGCCGGTCATACTGCCCGGTCGCGCTCTCCGGCAGGCTGTTGAAGCTAAATTTTCCGCCCTGCGCCACGTTCTGCGCATCGTCCCAGTACCCGCGCACTGCGTCCACCATCTTCCGGCCGTTGCCGTAGGGCACCCCCACGATCTCAAAGCCGTTTTCGATCAGGGCCATGCCCTTCTCCATCAGCTTCTTGTGGTGCTTTTCCAGCTCCGCCTCGTCCATCTCGCTGGTGTCCTTCTTCAGCTCCGCCGTAAACTTCACCACATCCGACGCCATGTCGTTTACCGCGCTGATGTTCGTGGCGCTGATCACGTCGTAATCCTTGCCCTCGATGGCGTTGTCGATCAGGCTGTACAGCTCGCTGCCAAACAGGAAGTTGCCCATCGTGCTCTCGGTGGACAGCGAGAAAAAGCGGCTCACCATGCTCTTCAGGGTCACGTCGCCGTTCTCGTCCTGCTCCCTGTCCCACCGGTGCAGCAGGAAGTCCGCGCCGATCTTCATCATGGCAAACACCGCCACCTGCGCCGCCTGGCTCAGGATGGCCCGGTCCCGCTGCTTTGTCGCCCGCTGCAGCTCTGCCTTGTTCGCGTCGCTGGCGTCCGCCTTGTACCGCGCCGCCTGCGCTTTCCAGTCGCCCACCGCGTCGATCAGGATGCCCGCATTCTGGAAGCGCTGGGTCGTGAACATCGTAAATGTCTTTACCATCTCGTCCGGGTTGCGCTGGATGCCTGCCCGCTGCATCACGGTGTAGTTCGGCTGGGTCTGCTCGATCACCTTCTGGTAGGTGCGGTTCACGGCCTCCCAGTATGCCGGGCTGCCGGTCTCGCCCGCTCCCTCGAATTCCGCCGCGTGGTTTTTGACATAGGCCTTGCTGCCCTCCCACAGGGCCGCCACCGTGATCTCGTCCATGCCGTTGATCCACCCGGTCAGCCATCCGGGCACCTTGTCCATGCCCTTCTGCACCAGCGTCTCCCGCTTGCCGATGCTCTGCAGCTCGCCTTTTCCGGTCCCACGCTGCCGCCACTGCAAAAGCACGTCCCCGTGCTCTGCAATTTCCGCTTCCAGCGCCGCCTTCTGCTTCGGCGACAGGTTTTTCACAAATGGCATCACCGACGCCATGGTGTCCCCGCCCAGCACGGCCGCCGCCGTCGGCAGGCTCGCCGCCTGTGCAATGGCCACGCCGGGGTTCAGGGTCAGCACCGCCCCCGCGTAGTTGCCCCGCAGCGTGCTCAGCATCCGGCTCACGCCGTTGGAGCGGTGCCTCTGGGTGGTCTGCAGGTCGGTCAGCAGATCGTCCAGGTAGCTCACGGCCTTCGTGCCCCACTGCTCCTTGATCACGCCGTTTTTCAGGGTCTTCACGCCGTCCCGGGTCTCCACCCCTGCGTTCAGGATCTTCTGCACGTCCCGGATGGGCGCGGCCAGTCCCGCATAGGCTGCCGTGTCCCGCAGGCTGCGCTGCACCACGCTCGAGCACTCTTCCAAAAGGATGGGCTGGCTGCTCTTCACACGGTTCTTCAAAAAGCCCCGGCCCTCAATGGTCGCGTCCAGCTTCACGCCGTCGATCTCGGTTGCCAGATCGGCCTTGTGCACCTCGATTGGGTAGTAGTTCTGCACGGTGGCCCGCTTGTAACCCACCAGCTGCAGGCTCGTCTCGTTGATCAGCTTCGTGGTGTAGTTTCCAAAAAACTCCTTCATGTCCGCGCACCACGCCCGGTCGTAGTCGGTCATGGCCGCTTCCAGCGTGTTCAGGATGGTGTCCGCTGTCGGCATGCCGTCCGCGTCGCTCAGCATGCCCAGCTGCACCAGCTGTCCCTTCTGGTAGGCCTGCTCCATGTCGCCCTTGCTGTACAGCTGCGCATCCGGCACCACCATACCGCCGCGCATCAGGTGCTCCAGGCTGTCTTTGTTCTGCAGGTGCATGTACAAACTGCACAGCTGCGCGTGGGTCAGCGGCACCGCGTTGTGGTTCGTGTCTCTCAGGCCCACGTCCACAAGGTCCGCACCCGGCCCGGCAAAGGCCTGCGCTTCCTTGGCGTGCTCTGCGCCCGTCACGTCCGCAAACAGCTTCTCGCCCTCGATGGTGATCTTCGTCTGCCGGTACTGGCCGTCGTTCAGCATCTGCCCGATCTTCTCCATCTGCCCGCCGTTCTTGTAGCCGCCCAGCATCCGCAGCACCCGCTCGGCCCCCAGCATGTCCAGGTTGTACTTGGTCAGCAGGTTCTGCAGCCCGTCCAGCGCCCCGCCGGGGTGGTTACCCTTGCTCAGCGTCACCTCATAGGCCGCCTCGTCCGCGATCTTGCTCACCTCTTCGGCCTTTGCAAGGCTCACGGTCTTGTTCTCGTTCCGGATCACGGTCAGCGCCGCGCCGGTAATGTCCCGCAGCATCCGCATCTGCTCCACCGTCATAGGCAGGTAGGTGCGGTTCTTCGTCTCACAGATGCGTTTCTCAATGCGTTCGGTCAGCGCCCGCGTCTTTTCGTTGTCCGGCATTGCCTGCGCTTCGATCAGCTGTCCCTGCAACTCGTCCAGATGGACCTCTTTCGTCATGTCCAGATCATCCTTCAGCGCTGCGATCAGCTCCGGCACCTTGCTCTGCTTCCATTCCTCGGTCATAGCCGTGGGGCTTCCCTCTTCGCCCATGCTCTTCTTGATGTTGTCCTGCAGCCGTGTCAGCTGGTTCACCGCCTTGTCGTTCAGCGTGGTCATGTCGGCCAGCTTTGCCACATCAGCCGCCTGTCTGATCAGCCGCTGGCTCACATACTTGCCTGGGCTCGGCCGCAGCACCATCTGGTTCAGCGCCGCCGCATTCCGCCGCACGCTCCGCTTCAGCTCGTCCATCTTCCGGCCGTCCCGCGCGCGCTGCACCCGCTTTTCGGCCACCCGCTTTGCAATGGCGATCTCTTCATCCCGCTGCTGCTGCATCACCTGCCGTTCCGTGGCAAGCCTTTCTCCCTGCTCCCGGTACCACTCGGCTGCCCGCTGCTGGTTCAAAAGGTCCCGCTCCCGCACTTCATCTTCCTGCGCCATCAGGCTGTACTCTGCCTTGTCTGCGCGCTGCTGCTCGCCCTTTGCCTGTCTGGCAAGCTCTGCGTTCTCGCTTTTCAGCTTCCGAAGTTCCAGTTTTGCCTCGTCCCGCATCTGCTGCAGCTCTGCCTTCATCCGCTTGCTTTCTGCTTTCATCTCCCGCTCATAGCTTTCCCGCAGCACGGTCAGCTTTTCGTTCAGGTCGCCCGCGTTGGCGGCGTCCACACCGAAACGCTTCAGGTTTTTGTCCAGCTGCTTCTGCAGCTGCTGTGTCTGCTGCACTTCGGCGTTCCGGCCTGCAGCCCTCTGGTTTTGCGCCAGCCGCCGGCCAAACTCCCGGCTCTGAGCTTTCTGCACATCCTTCAGGCCCTTCTCCACTTCAGCCGCGCGCTCGTCGCTGCCCGCAGCTGCTTTTGCCATGGCAAGGCTGTTCCTCTGGATGCCTTCAAAAATAGCCTCGGCGTCGTTCAGCTGCGGCAGCTGCATGATGTCCCCGATGATCCTGCCCGCCAGCTCCACCTTTGCGTCCTCATATTCCGCGTCGTCCGCAAACCGGCTCATCGTCTTTGGTTTGATGGCGTCGTGCAGGTTCATCAGCACGTCCAGCCACTCGGTGCTCTCCATGCTCAATGCCCCCGCCACACCGGCCTTTTCCGCTGCAGCTTTCCACAGTGCGCTTTCACCGTTCAGCGTCTCGCCTGCCGCACTCCGGTCATTCACAAGGCTCTCGTACAGTTCCGCCGGGTTTCCGTCCCGCACACCGTCGGCCTGCCGCAATGTCACGCCGTGCCGCCGTGCCTCGGCCACCGCTTCGCTCCAGCTGCCGTACCGTTTCACAAGTTCTGCCTTTGCCTGTCCGTCCCTGCTCACGGTGTATTCCAGCTTGTGCAGATCCGGGTATTCGTCCCACTGCTCCGTATTGCGGTAGGTCGCCCCGTCCTGGATCTCGCCCGCCAGCGTCTCAGCCAGCGCCTGCGCCTTGTTCATGTCCGCGCCGTCTGCCTTCAGGTAGTTCATCAGCACTTCGGTCTCCTGCGTCAGCTTTGTCCGGTCAGCCTTGCTTCCGTTCGCGTCCAGCCAGCGCCCGGCCAGCTCCTCCACCGCGCTCCGGCTCACCGTCACGCCCCGTGTCAGCCCAAAGAACTGGCTCAGCGTGTCCAGCGCCGCCGCCTTCTCCGCGATCACCCGGCTGGCCTGCTGCTGCTCGTTCCGCTTCGCGTCCCGGCTCGCCTGCTCCGCGATCTGGAAACGCACATCCGGCACACTGTTCAGCACCGCGGTACGCTGGGCATCGTCTCCGGCCTTGTACAGCTCCACCTTCACGCCCTTCTGCTTCAGCTCGTCGATCAGGCTCCGGCTTGTGTTGTCCGGCAGGATCGCCGCCCGCACCTCGTCAAAGCCCACGGCACGCTGGGGCTTTGCTTCAAAGTACCCGGTCGGGATCTTCGCCACGTCCTTGTACAGCTTCAGGATCCTCTGCGCCGCGTCCTTGCTGATGATGTAATCCTCTTTGGCAAATGCCTTGCCGATGGCCGCCGCCGTGTGCTTTCCCTCGGCTGCCCGCAGCAGGATCTCGCCCAGGATCTCCTGTTCCTCAAAGCTGTTGTCGCTGTGCGGCGTCGTTTCCTGCCGCAGCATCCGGATCACCTGTTCGATCTGTCCGTCCGCATCCTCCAGCAGCTTCTTGTACTCTGCCTCCGGCATCTGCCGCAGCCGTCCCTTGTCCGCCCGCACCTCGTCCAGTGTTTTGTACTCCGCCGTTGTCGTGCTCATCAAGGTGCTTGCCGATACGCCCAAAACATCCTGTCCGCGTGCATTCTGGCTGTTCATGGCCTTCACCAGATTCTCCAGCGTGTAGGGGTTGTGCAGCTGTGCAAAGCTCCGCTTCTTACCGCTCGGGGTAAACGGTTCTTTTTCATTCCGGATACCCTTTTCTCCCAGCACACCTTCCAGCTTGTCGTACACCCACTGCTCCACCTTTTGCTCCGGTGCCTTTTCCCGGATCGCATTCCGGGTCGCCTCCACATCCAGCGTCTGTTTTCCGGCACTTGTGTCCGTCAGCATTTTGTATGCGTGTTCCAGCAGTTGGTACAGTCGCCCTCTGTTTTCATTCCGCAGCTTATTGATTCGCAGCATCCACCTTCTGTTTTGCCCCTCCAGTGCTCCATGGGTGTACTTTTCCTCCAAGGCATCCGCAGCCGCATCCGCCAGCTTGTCCAGTCGGTCAATATCTCCGCCTTCAAACGCCTCCTTGATCTCTGCCTCGCCCGTGCGCCGGATCACAGCCTCCAGCGCATCGTTTCCAATGCTGTCAAATTGTTCCTGTTCCATCCGGTACACCGGTTCCACCGTTATTCCTTTGTCCTTCAGGTATGCCAGTTGCACCCCGGTGTCTCGCTGCATCTTCTGTGCCAGTTCCTCCCGGCTCAGGCTGCTTGCCTTGTCCACACCTGCACGCTGCACCGCAGCGCTGTTCACAAACTTTCCTTCAAAGGCTTCCCCGCTTGCCTCGTACACCCGGTTTTCAAAGTCCCGCATGGCCTCGTAGTTCACTTCATACTCCACCCCCGGCCTTGTAGGGGTCCATGCATCCGCACCGTACACCCGGTTTTTCCGGTTCACCATGGGGTCAATGGTATCGCTGCCAAACACCAAAGAGATCGGCCCGTACTTCGTGTGCCCCTCCTGTGCCTTTACCACCGCGATAGACGGCGACGGCATCCCGCCCAGTTCCAGCGCTTCCTGCAGGTTCTGTTCGGTTAGGTTGTGCACCGCCACAAGGTCTTTCTGGCTGTCCACCTCTACCGGTGCCGCCAGCTGGAAGCGGATATTTTTCTTTATAGGTGTTTTTTCTTCCAGTTCCGTAAATTTCACTCCACTGAGCTTGACATCCTGATTGCCATATGCTATCCTACCTATGGAACCACTGAGCTGTAGTTCGCTAGGTATTTTGAAGCCTAGTGTCCGGAACAGCTCGGTGGTTCTTTCTTTGTTTTCATCAACATACAGCACGTCGCTCTTGCGCACAAACTCCACTGGGTTCACATCCTTGGTGTATGCACTGGTCACCTTCTGCATATCGCTGATAACGATGTGATTCTCTACCGGTCTCAGATCCAGTACGCACAGCACCGGTCTGCCGTCCTGCGCTTTCACATCGCCGAACATCACGAGCCGTGTGTTCTGTTTTGTTCTGCCCTTGTTCTGGCTGGTCAGGATCATCACCGGTTCATCCAGAATTTCCGGGATGCGCTTGATTTCTTCCAGTGTCATCTCCGGGTGCTCTTTCAAAATCGTGTTGATCTTATCCGCTTTCATGTAGATATCACTTTTCCGCGCGCCCAGACTTTGCAGAGCATCACCGGTTCGTCCAAGAATAAAGGTTCTGTTACTGTTTCTTCCTTCTTTATCCCACTGGTCAACGTCATCAGCATATTCCGGGTTGATTTCATACCTTCTTTCCTTCGCCGCACCCTTGTTCTCAAGGGTCGCGGCGTTTTCTTTTGCCGCGCGCAGGGCGTCCATGGCCTTTTCCGCGTGGGCAAAGTATTCCTCCTGCAGCGCCCGTTTCTCGGCCTCGGCCAGCCGCTGCGCTTTCAGGGCGGCTTTGTTCTCCGGGTCGTTTGCCAGCACTTCCTTTGCCCGGCTCACGATGTCGCTCAAAAGGTCCTTCACCGCGTTCATCACCTTGCGGATGGTCCCCGCCCGGCCTGCGTTCTTCTCCGCCTGCCCGCGCTGGAACTCCACCCACCGCTTGAAGCTCTCCTCGCTGTCAAAGATGCCGCGCCACGCGTCCGCCACCAGCTCTTCCGCCGCTTCGCCGTAGGTCAGACCCTGCTGTGCGTAGTCGGAAAGTTTATTCCGGATCAGCTCGTCAATGTTCTCAAAGCCCTCGCTCTTGGCCAGATACTCCATCACATGCTGCTGCACTGCCTTTGCGCCCTCGGTGTCCAAAGCGTTATACCAGTGCCAGTCCTCGTGCAGCGCGGTGCCGAACACGTCTCCCGCGCTGTCTGCAAAAAAGATCTGTCCGGCAGCCGTGTCCACATAGGCCTTCACCCGCTCGTCGCCTTCCAGCACCGCCTTCAGCACCGCATCGGTGTCGGTCGCCCGCGCGTTCAGCTCGATCAGCTTCGTGGCCACCTCGTCTGCCGTGCGCATGGTGCCTTTGTACAGCACCCGTCCGCTTCCGCTCACGCTCTTTGCGCTCAGCGCACCGCCCAGTGTCCCGGTCTGCACGGCCCCGGCTTCCGCTTCGCCCTTGCCCTGCAGCCACGCGATCTTCAGCGCCGCCGCGCCGCCGGGCTGTGCCAGCACATAGTCCGTGTTCACCGCAAGGCCGTTCATGCCCTTCGCCAGCTCCATAGCCTTGTCAAAGGTGGTCACGTCCTCCATCTGTCCCAGCCGGTACAGGCTGGAGGCCGCCGCCGCATACCGGCTCTCGTCCGCAATGCCCGTCGGCATGTTCCGGCTCAGCGTCTGTGCCGCGCCCTCGCTTACCTTCCAGCGCAGCAGCTCCCGCTGTACGCTGCTCTTCTGCGCGCCCTCGCTGCGCACTTCCAACCCGGCCGTCTCCCGCAGGGCTGTCGGTTCCGCCTGCTGTGCAAAGGCTCCCTCACCGAGGGAGCTGTCGAGCGAATGCGAGACTGCGGGAGTTTCCACCGTTTCCCCGGTGTTTTCCACGGTCCGCTTCTGTGCGGCCTGCGCCGGCTGCTCGGCCTGTGCCCGCGCAGCCATCTCCGGATCCAGCACCTGCGTCTCCACGGGCCCGTCCGGGTTCCATGTGGTCATCACGCCGTCCCGGATCTCCCGGCCGCTGCCCTGCTGCTCCCCGGTCTGCTCCTGCTTCACGGCTTCCGGTGCCTGCTGTTCCTCCTGAGCCGACTGCGCCGTGCTCCGCTCGGCTTCCATCTGCCGCAGCACCTGCCGGGTCTGTGCCGCCGTTTCGGGCAGCTTCATCCCGTATGCCTCGGCAAAGGCCGCGCGGTTCGCTTCGTTGGCCGCGTTCGGGGCAAACAGCTTGATGGTCCTGCTTGTCAGGGTCCCGCTGTCCATCGCTTCGGCCAGCTGCTGCACCGCCGGGTTGCTGCTCTGCATTGTCTGCGCTTCCGTCTGCCGTTCCAGCCCCAAGCTCGCCCTCTCGGGAGAGCTGTCGCCCGCAGGCGACTGAGGGAGTTCGTCCCCCAAAGCTCGCCATTCGGGAGAGCTGTCAGCGCCCTGCGCTGACGGAGAGGGTTCGTTCCGCTGCACCGTCTGACCGTCCGCTGCCTCCAGCGCCGCGCTCATCCTGCCCAGCTGGGTGCCCACAGCGCCGCCCAGCGCGCCGGAAGCGCCGCCGGAAAGGCCGCTTTCCAGCGCCTGCAAAAAGGTGTCTCGGCTGAACATCTCCTCGGCCGCCTGCGCATCGCCCAGGGCCGCGTCAATGGCCTTGTCCGCATAGGTCTCCACAAAGGCCTGCATGGCATTGTCGATGCCGCCGGAAATGGCATTCGCCACCGTCGGGTACTGCTGCGCCAGTACGCCGTTGTCTGCCACGCTGCGCACTACGTCCGCCAGCTTGCCCGCCAGCGTGTCCTTGGCGTAGTCGCTGCCCATGGTCCGGGCAAGGTCTGCCGCGCCCACGCTGTTGATGGCCCAGCCCGCGCCAAACTTCGCAAGGCCGCCTGCCAGCGTCTTGCCCGCGCTCTCGCCCTTGTCAATGCTCTGGCCCATGGCTTCCGCGCCGCCCTGGGCGCTCAGCACCGGCAGCACCAGCGCCGGGCTGATGCCCGCCACAGCCAGGTTCTCCGCCGCACTGGTGGCAATGCCCATGGCTGTTTTAGCCGGCTGGCTCATGCCCGCCTGGGCCGCTGCCGTGCGCTGCTGGCCGTAATTGTACAGCTGGTAGCCAAGGCTTGTGTCCTTGTCCAGCGCCGTTTTCTGCACCGTCCCGGCAATGCGGCTGCGCATGGTGTCAATTTCGCTCTGGTTGTACCCCATGCCGCGCAGATCCTCGTCGGTGTACTGGGGATTATAATCCATGTCCACCGCCGTGATCAGGTCCTTCAGCTCTTTGCCCCGGGCATCGCTTTCCAGCTCCTTGTCCAGTGCTGCCTCGTTTTTCTGCGTGGCGCGGATGTCCTTCACACCCTGGGTGGTCATCTCGCCCGCCATGGGCACCGCCGACGCCACCGTGGCCGCAATGCCCTTTGTGGTGTCCGCCGTGCGGCGTGCCGCCCGCTCTGCCAGCGGCAGGGCATCATACTCCCGGATGTACGCCCGCGCCTCGTTGATCTCCTTCGCCGTGTACCCCATCTTCAACAGGTCGCCGGGGCTGTACTTCTGCTTTGTGCTGGTCACCTGCACAGCCTGTTCCGGGGCCACGCCCTTGTCCTCCTGGGTGGTGTATTCTTTCTGCCGCAGCAGGTCTACCACCTCCCGGTGCCGGGGGCTTTCGTCCATCCACTGGTTCAGCTCGTCAAAGCGGTCGGTCTGCCGATCCTTGGCAAGGGTGTTTCCCACCTTCTGCGCCGCCTTGGCGTAGCTTCCGTAGGTGCCCTGCGCAATGGCCCGCTGTTTCGGGGTGTTGTCGCTGCCAACATAGTTCCAGTCCGGTTCGTAGTCCTCCTGCCGGTCCGTGGCCACCGGGCTTCCCGTGTTGCCGGTCATGTCCGCCAGCACCTGCTTGCCCAGCTCGTCCGCACTCACCGTGCCCAGCACCTTCCGGGTGCCGCCGGTCCAGGCCGGGGTGCTGCTGCCCGTTCCCAGCCACTCCGGCTGTCCGATGCGTTCCACCGTCGGCAACTTTGATCCCGCCTTTTTCGTGGTCTGCACGCTTTGGGTCCCGGTCATCTGCCCTAGCACCTGCGCGCTCAGGCTTCCGCTCGTGGGGTTCTGGTTGCTCTTTCCCGCGCTCTGCGTCCCGGCTTTCTGTGCCGTGCTGCGCACGCTGGTGCCAGCGCTCCGGTTCACCCAGGCGTCGGTACTTTTGGCCGCCGGCTTGGTCCCGCTGCCCGTCCGCAGCGCGTCGATTTTTTCCGCACTCCAGCCGGTGCTTCCGCTGCTCCGCGCTGGGGCCGTCGTGCTTTTCGGTGCCGCGCTCTGGCCGGTTCCCGCTGTGCTCTTCTGCCCATTATTCTGTTTGCGCAGCTTTTCAATGTCCTGTGCGCTCCATCCCATACGCTCACCTCATCACTTCGTTCCGCGCCACTCGTAGTCGATCTGGTTCATAATGGCCGAGATCTGGTCGCTGCTCAGGCTCGTTTTGTTGGCCAGCTCGCTTGCGATCTGGTTCTGGCTGTACCCGCTGTTGGCCATCTTCCGCGCGTTGTACATGCCCTGCTCCCAGGCTGTGCCGTTTGCCTTGCCGGGGTTGCCTGTGCCAGTCAGCCGCTGGATGCGCCCTGCATCAGCCAGTGTGTCCTCGTAGTAGCTTCGTCGCTGGTCGTCCGGCTTCATGGTGCTGTACTCTTTAAACATCGTGTTCAGCTGCGGCTGGGTGTACCCGTCCACCTTGCTGCTCGTGCTGCCGCTCTTCGTGCTGCGGCTCGTACCGCCGCTCCGTCTCCCGCTTCCTGTCCCGGTCGTGGTCCTGTACCGGTTCTGCAGTGCCAGCTGGCTTGCGTACTTGGCAAGGTCTGCCTGGTTCAGCCGGTTTGCAATGGCGCTGTAGCTGTCCACACTCCCCGTGGGCAGCCCCGCCATCTGCAGATAGTTGTTCGCCGCCGTGTCGTAGCCGCTGCCTGCAAGCCCGGCCGCCGTGGTCAGATAGTCCAGCTTGTCCTTGTCCACCTGCGACAGGCCCTGCCAGCTGTCCAGCATCGTGTCCGTCAGCCCGTACTGGTTCAGGATCTGCTTTGCCGCATCGTCAAAACCTGCCTCCTTGTAGCTTGCCGCCTGCTGCAAAGCCGCCATCTGGTCGCTCAGTTCGGTGCGGCTCAGGTTGTCGTTGTACTGCCGCAGGGCAAAGGCGTTCTCCCAGTCCTGCTGCCGGTACCCCTTGTAGGCGTCGTACCCTTCCAGCGCGGCCGCGCCCACGTTCTTCACCACGTTCCACACGTTGCCCCAGAAGTCGCTGTTCTCCTGCCGGGCCTGCTGGGTGCGGCCGTACCGGTAACTCCGCCAGTCTGCTGCGTTCTGCACGCTTCCGTCGTGCTCATTGCGCGCAAGCTGGTCCTGGTTCAGCAGGTTATTCAGCTGGGTTCCCTGCCCGGCCAGTTCCTGCTGCCACTGGCTCAGGGCATCCGCCCGCGCCTGGGCGTACACGTTGGCGGTCTGGCCCGTCTCCCCGGCCGCCGCCTGCTGTGCCGCGCTCTTGGCCCAGTCCGTGCCGTACCCGCCGCTAAGGCTGTTTGCCACCTGCTCGGCCGCACTGGCCCCCGCGCCCGCGTTGCCAAATAGGCGGCTCAGTGCGCCCCGGTAGGTGCCATTCTGGCTGTCAAAGCCCAGTCCTGCGCTGTTGGCACTGTCCATGCCCGCCAGCGCGTTCTGGATCCCTTCGTCGTAGCGGTTCTCATACGCCCCCGGCATGGCCGCTTCCGCCTGTGCCTGCTGTTTCTGCTGGTCGTTCAGTCTCTTAATGGTCCCCATGCTCTACCTCCATTCTCAGATAAAGAAAAACGGCAGGATCTGCGCCGCAATGCCCAGCACGCTGAACAGCCCGTTCAGGGTGCTGCTCACGTTCTGCTGCCGCTGTGCATAGGCGTTGTTGTACTCGTTCTGCCTGTAGCTCAGGTCGTTGTACCAGTTCGACAGGTCTTTCTGGTACTTGTTGTAGTCATTCTGCTCGGCCTCCTGCAGGCCGTTCAGCTCCTGCTGCAGCCCGCTCTTCCGGGTGTTGTATTCGCTGCGGCTCTGGCTCGTCAGGCTGTCCAGCACGTTGTCCAGGTCGCTCATGGTCGCCGCATAGGCCTTCTGGCCCGCCTGGGTGCCGTAGCTGGAGCCGTACCCGCCGGTCAGTGCGCTGGCATTGGCCTGCGCGTTCTGGTTCGCCAGCTTCGCCTTCTGGGTGTACTCGCTCTTGTACTGCTGGTATGCCGTATCGGCCGCCGGGTCATAGTCGTAACCGCCCAGATCATCCAGCTTGCCCATCACGTTGTCGATCTGGCCCTTGTACTTGCTCTGGTAGTCGGCCGGTTTCGTCTGTTCAAAGCGCTCCAGCTCGCTCCGCGCGTTGCTCAGTCTGCTCATCTTCAGCTCTCCTTTCCGCTCAGATAATCCTCGCTCATGTTCTCGCTGCTAAGGTTGGTCAGCACATAGGTCAGCTGCTCGTTCAGCTGGTACAGGTAGTTCGTCAGCGCCCGCGCGTCCGCCTCCGGCATCTGGTCGCTGAAGCTCGGCAGGCCGATGCCCGCCAGTCCCGCAATGCTTGCCATTGTCTTCTCCTTTCATCGTCTCGGCACCGCGCCGCTCACCCTTGCCCCTGCTGCATCCGCAAACGTAAAGGCCATGCTCCGCAGCACCATCTGTCCGGTGCCTGCAAATCTCAGCCGCATGGTGTCGTGCCGCCGGGGCACAAAGGGCAGGTTCACCCGCTGGTGGTCCCTCGTCACCGCACAGCTGTTCACCGTCTCCCAGTCCCCGCCGTCGTAGCTCACCGCCACGGTCAGCACCGTGTGGGCCAGTGCATCCATGCGCAGCGTGACCCGGCTGATGTACTTGTCGTCCGGCACGGCAAGGCCGATGTCTCCGGTCACGGCCTCAAATTTCAGCCCCGTCTCGTCCTCGCCGCTCACTTCCCGCTCCGGGTCGGCCGCCCACAGGGCATTGCCGTCCCACAGGTACAGCTGCTGGCCGGTACTCACCATCCCGGTGCCCGCCGCGCTCTCCTCCTGCCACAGGCCCCGCTCGGTGTCGTACACCAGCAGCCGCCCGCTGCCCGTGTCCGTTTTCCGGTGCAGGTACAGGTAGTACCGCGCATCCAGCTGCCCGCCCACGGCCCGGTCCACCGCCGTCAGCTTCCCGGTGTCCAGCGCGCCGCTCACCTTGGCAGGCAGGCTTCCGCTCCACGCCATCACCCCGTCCGGCGACAAATAATACAGCGTCTCCGCGATCACGCAAAGGCTCTTCGCCGCATTCTCCGCCACGCCCCGGCACCGCACACTGCTCATCTGGTAGTCGCTTGGCTTCGAGCCGTACAGCTTGTGGATGCAGTTTTCCTTAAAAAACAGCAGGTACCCCAGGCAGCTGGCCGCCCCGGTAAATGCGCCGTCGCTGCCCACGCTCACCGCGTAGCTGTCCGACGCAATGCCCCGGTAGCTGTACCAGTTGGTGGGGTCGCCCAGGGCACATGCATAAATGCTGTTTTCCTCCCGGCTGCATCCCCACACCCGGTTGCCCTGCTCGGTCACAAAGTCCAGATCCGGCACCCGCCGTTCCAGCTTCACCGGCGCTGCGGCCGCTTCGTTCTCGGTCACCTTGCCGTCGGCGCTTCGCCAGCTTGTGCCGGTGGCCGTCACGGTCCAGCTGCCATAGTACCGGGTGCTGTCCTCCGGCACGGCCAGCGTCGTGATCACGTCGTCCCCGTCCAGTGTGCTGATGCTCACCTCGCCGTTCAGCCCGGCCGCCGCCGCACTGCATACGGTGCCCGGCATCCCGCTCACCGTCACGGTGTCGCCTTCCTTCAGCACGCTGCCAAGGCCCGGGCAGTGCAGCCGCAGGCTCGTCAGCAGGATCTCGCTCCACTTCTTGTTCTTCGCGCTGTACTTCAGCAGCACGCCGCCCGCGCCGTAAGGGCTCTCGGCGTCCCCCTTTAAAAACAGCTGCCCGTCCGCCGGGCTCTCCGGCTCGGTCGTGCCCACCCCGTCCGGCGTGTAGGTCCGGCCCTCGCCGTCGCAGGGGGTCACGGTCATGGTCCCTCCGCTCAGCGTCCACGCCGCCGCAAGGTCCGTCAGCTCCCCGCTCACCGTGTCAAAGGCCTTCTTGTCCGGCCAGATCAGCACCTTCGTGCCCATGCCGGTCATGGCCTTCTCGTTGTCGGTCAGCGCGTTTTCCAGCACCACCGCCCCGGCCCGGCTCTCGTCGGCGTCCGGGGTGTACTCCAGCGTGGTTCCCCGGCAGATCACCAGCCCGTTCAGGTGGTACATGCCGTTCACGTCCTGTACCTCCCGCACTTTTTTGCGGGTCGCCCGCGTCTGCAAAGCCGGGTACCCCCGGCCGGAAAAATTCAGGCTGCTGCTCAGCTCCGCCTCGCTGCACCCGTAGGTCTCGTTCACCCCGCCAAATGCCCGCAGCATCTGCCGCCCGCTCTGCAAAATGTTCAGGTTCCGCCCGTCCGTCATCTCAGTACCTCCACTGCACACCGCCCGCCGGGGCATAGCGCCTGCGCATCCATGCGGCAAACTCCTGCACATAGTCGCTGTACAGCTGCATCTCGTTGGCCGCCCGTGCCACCTCGCCCAGGGCAAGGTCCATCTGCGCACACAGCCAATGCACATACAGGGGTGCAAACTGCTCCGGGGCCAGCAGCTCGGTGTCGTAGGCAAGGCCTTCGGCCCATGCCGTGTCCGCGCCCACGTCGTCAAAGTCCACCGTCTCGCTGCGCTCCACCACGCTCCCGCGCAGGCGGCTGTCGCACTGCCGCAGCCAGTTCTGTTTCAGACTGTCCGAAAATTCATTGTTCGGCCGCATCTCGTCTGCCTGCTCCATGGCCTGTCCCGCCGTCATCTCGTCATCTTCTCCTTCCAAATCAAAAGGCCCCGGCACAGCCATGTGCCGCTGTACCGGGGTCCGTCTTTCTATAAAGGCTCGCTCTCTGAGGGAGCTGGCTCATCGCGCCGCATCAGCGTCCGGTGAGCCTGAGGGAGTTTACACGCGCTGTGCCTGCTGCACGGCCGCCGCCTCTGCTTCGGCAATGCGGGCCATGGCCGCGTTGTCCATCTCTTCGCTGTGGCGCAGCACCTCGGCCACCGCCTTCGGCACCTCCACGTCCACGCCGCGCTGGATCAGGTAGGTCTCGCCGTTCACGCCCACAAACACAGGCGCCTTATAGCGCTGGCTGTCTTTAAACAGGTGGATCACCTCGGTGTCCTTCTCCAGAGTGTCCATGGTGTCCTTCTTTGCGGCCTCGGTGTCCTGCACGGCCGTCTCAGTCTTTTTTACTGCCATCGTCGTACCTCCTTGATTTTCTTAGTTTGCCAGTGCCGTTGCACTGTAGCGTGCGCTGCAGCTCTCAATGCGCACCATGTACTGCTCGCTCAGGCGCTCGGCGGTCTTCACGGCCTTCCAGCCCACGGACGCGCGCTGGTTCAGTGGGTCATCGCCGTAGCCCAGCTGCTTCACGATGTGCTGCAGGCCGCCGCCCTCCAGCTCGGTGGTGGCGTAGGCGTGGGAACCCAGCACCAGGGTGCCGTACACCGCCAGACCGCTCGGGCAGCCGGTGCCCTTCCAGATCTTCGCCTCGCTGGACACCACGAAGCGTACGTTGTTGATCTTGCCGATCTCGCCGTTGAAGATCTCTTCCGGGGCCGCGTACTTGTGCGCCTCGATCCAGTTCGGGTCCTTGCGGAGGTCGTAGCTGGTATGCGGGTGTACGATGGCCACATAGCTGTCGCCGATGGGGTCCGCGTTCTGGGTCTGCAGCATGGCCACCGCCTGGTCGATCAGGTCCACGGTCAGCTGCGCAGTCTTGTCCAGGGTCGCACGGCTGGTCACGGCAGTCTCCACGCCGTCCGCCACCTTGGGCGCATAGATCACGTTCGTGCCGCCGTTCAGGATGTCGCGCACGATGGTGTCCAAGGTACGGCCTGCCTGGCTTCCCAGTACTTTTGTTGCCTGCACCACGTTGTCGTCGATGGCGGTCAGGTCCAGCATGTCGGTCAGGGCTGCCCATCCGCCGTACTGGTGCACCTCTGCCGTAATGGCGCTCACGGTCAGTGCCTGGCCCGCCGGGGTCACGCCTTCGGTCAGCGGGGTGGTGGCCTTCGGCAGCGCCTCGTATTTGCGGAACTCAATGGTTTTGCCGCTGTTCGCCGGGATCGGGTAGCTGTCGCCGAACTGGTCATGCACCAGCGCAGGCTCTGCCAGATCCAGCAGGGTCTTTTCGTAGTAGGTCTTCATCTCGGCGGTCATGCCGCCGGATGCGGTGGTATTCTGCAGCTGTGCGCTTGCATCCGCAAACATCTGCAGATCCAGTCTCTTTTTGCTCATCTGTTTGTCCTCCTTCAAGGTTTTTTATCTTCTCACGCCCTCTGCGTGGGAAATCTCTCACAGCACGATGCGCTCGCCGCGCCGTGCCCGCTTTGCCAGCTCGGCCCGCTGCTTGGCGGTCATGTGCGCCACGTCCACCTTCATCTCGGCCGCGCCGCCGGGGTGCGCCCCGTTCTCGGCCGGCCGCTGTGCCCTCTGCTGGATCCGCGCCGTCACGCCCTGCTCCACCTGCTGGGCCGTGCGTGCCGTGCTTGCCTCCATCAGCTGGTCAAAGTAGGCGGCCCGGTACGCCGCTTCCAGCCCGATGCCGCGCCGGATCATGTCCGCCACGCTGGGGTTGTTCAGCACCTTGTCCAGCTCAAACGCCGGGTACTTCACCTTCAGCCGGGCCGCTTCCGCTTCCCACTGGGCCCGCACGGCCGCCGCACGCTGCTGGTGCTCGGCCGCCTGCCGGACCTGTTCGGCCCGCTGCTTCTCGGCGTTCGCCCGCTGCAGCTCGCTTTCCATCCGGTCCATTTCCCGCGCGGTCTTTACGCTGATGCCGCGCTCCGCTGCCAGCGTCTCATAGTATTCGTCGTTCTTCACCTTCCCGTTCTTCACGGCCTCGGTCAGGGCAGCCAGGTTGTCCGCGCTCTGCACGTCGATGCCATACGCCTCGCCCAGCGCGTCCATCAGCCCCTTCACCGCCGGGTTGTCCAGCACGTTCTTCACGGCCATCTCCGACGCCCGCTGCAGTGCCTCTTCAAACTCCGCCGCATACTCGCTCTGCATCAGTTGCCCAAAGGCCTTTCGCTTTTCTGCCGGGTCCGTCGGCTTTGGCTCCTGCTCGGGCTGTCCCTGCTGCGTCTCGGGCTTCTCTTCGCCGGGTGCTTCCTCTTTACTCGGCTCCTCCTTTGGGGGAGTTCCGGCGTCCGCGCCGCCTTCGGCGGACGGTGCCGGTGCGGCCTTCACCGCTCTGCCCGGTCGGCTGCGCTTTGCCAGCCGCTCCTGTGCGGGGCGCAGCTCCGGGGCCTGCACCGCCGGGGCTGCTTCCGCCCCATCGCCAGCAGCACCGCCGTCTCCGCCGCCTTCTGCAAACAGCTGCAGGTTCATCTTTCCGTCCACCATGTCCGGCAACTGTACCGGGTCCGGTGCCTTGCCGTCCGCAAACACCATGTTCACCACCAGCTCCACGTTCTCCGGGTAACTCTCGGCCAGCGCGTCCAGTCCGTCCTGTACCAGCTCCACCCATGCTTCCACCATGTCGCAGCTCTCCTGGGTCGGGGTCACCTCCACGCGCATCCAGCCCTCACCGTGTGCCACAGCGCCCAGCGCCACAAGGCCTGCCCGCGCAGCCTCCTCCACCTCGTTGGCAAGGGTCTGCATCAGGCAGCTCACCGCTGCGCACACAATGTCCTGCCCGTACTTTCCCGCGCCCGCATGGCCCTTTGCCTTCACCTCGTAGCCGGTCTTGCCGTCGTTCCATACCGTGCGCATCACACTTGCTTCGATCATGCCTTTTCCTCCTTCAGCGCAACCTCTTCGATCACTGCCCGGATCTCCATCATTTTCAGGTACAGCCCCATGTATTTCTGCTGCTCCCGCAGCAGGTCAAGCGGGCAGCGGTGTTCCGGCGGTTCCGTGCCGGTCCTCGCTGCTGCCTCGATCCGGTTGCAAAAGTCCTTCAGTTTCTCGTACCGGATCTTCGTTTGCCGGTACTCCGCTTTGAAGCGTTCCCGGTAGTCGGTGCTGGTCATGCCCTCAATGGTCTCGTACAGTTCCATGTTCTTTTTCCTTTACTTGTTCGGGTTGTTCACGTCCATCGCCCGCCGGGCTGCCTGCGTGGAAAGGCTGTTGTCGCTGCCTCCCACAGCACCGCCCAAGCTGTTGGTTCTGGTCTTTGCGCCTGTGCTGCCACCGCTCCCGCCGCCCGCAGCACCCGCCGCCTGTCCGGCTGCACTTGCCGCTGCGGCAACGTTCGTCCCGTTCTGGCTGTCGATGATGGCGGCCATCTTCTGCAGCTGCTGGGCCATCTGCTGCAATTGCTGGTACAGCGTTCCGTTCTGGCTCACCCGCTCCCGCACCTTCTCAATGCCTTCAAAGTCCATCATGTCCAGCGCCGCCAGGGCCGCGTCCGCGTTCGCCGGCGCAAAGAACCCCAGCTGGTAGCACTCCTTCGCCGTCTCGTTCTGGCTAAGGCGGCTGAAGGTGCTCTTCTTTGCCGCCGTCACCGTGATGTCAAACACCGGCTCGTGGTCGCCCAGCTGCACACCGCCCACCATGCCGCCGGGCTGCGCCTGCAGTGCCGCGTTGCTAAAAGGCACATACTCCGTGCCGCCGCTTTCGCCGGTGATGCGGTACACCCGCTGCTCGTCGTAAAACTGCCGCATCAGCTCGATCACCAGGTAGCACTCTTTTGCAAAGGCCCGGTATGCGCTCTTCAGCATATCCCGGCTCAGCTTGCTTCCGGCCTCCTGCAGCGCCGCGATAGCGCTGGCTGCCGTAAGGCCGCTGGTGGTTCCGCCCTGGCTCACGTCCCGGTTGCCGGATATCTCCTTCAGTTCGCTCACCCGGTCATCCCGGTAGGTGATCAGGTTGCCCTGCAGCCCACTCACCTGCAGCGGCCGGAAGCTGTCATCACTCAGCCTCCCCGCCACATGCACGATGTCGCGGCCAAAGTCCGCCAGCTCTTCCTCGTTCACGCCTGCCGTGTCGCTCAGCACATACCGCTGTTTTGCGGCCAGCTTCACGTTCTCGTCCATGGCGTGGTTCATCTCGTCAATGGCGGTCTGGGTGTCCTTCATTACGTCGATGTACCCAAATCCCGCCGGGCTGTCCTCTTCCCGGAACAGCGGGTCGAACACAAAGGGGTATTTCCCGTGGTCGTAAAAGCCCCGGTCTGCCATTGCCGGGTCGTTCTCACTGGCATACAGCACCACCCCGTTGCAGAACTTGCAGTAGTGCAGCACCGTCTGCCCGCCGGGCAGGGCCTTTTTGTAGTACCAGTCCACCACCACGCTCTTGTCGCTGGTGTCCACGCTGTCGTCATGGATGTACTTTGCCACGTCCAGGCTGCTTCCGGTATGCCCCTTCAGCTGCGGGTACTGCCCCTCCAACCGGTCGTTGTTCGCCAGGCTCAGGCTGAACAGGTTCGGGCTGTCCTGGATGTCCTCCACGCCCGGCTCCCAGTACAGCATCAGCACATTCACGCTCCGGATGCTGATGTCGCCCAGGCCCCCTCGCAGCATCGGATCCCAGAACACGCCCTTCACGCCGGTGCCGGTCTTGAGCTTGCGCCACCAGGTGTCGCTGTAGGCTGTCTCGTAGTCGCACTGCTCCAGCACCGTGGGCAGGATCTTTGAGAGCACCTTTGCCGTCTGCTCGTCATCCGCTGCCCTCGGCAGCACGTTCGGTTCCGGGTAATTGTCCATGGCATCGGCGTGCTTGTTGGCAATGCTGTTGAACAGCCACCCGCTGGAAGGCTTCGGTTTGTCTTCCATCATCTTGTTTTTGTAGTTCTTCCAGTGCCCCATCCGGAACCACAGCTCGTTGTCCACGATCCGCCTGTCCAGTGCGGCCTTGCCTGCCTTGTACTTCTGCAGCAGGTCATTGGCGCGCCGTACCTCATCCTCGCCGATGGCCGGTTCCGCCGCTGCCGTAAAGTACGTTCCTTCCGGCTGTCCCGTCTGCCCGCCCGGCTGCCCTGTCAGGCTCTGCAGCATCTGCACCATGGGGTTCTCCGTCCTGCCTGCCGCCGGTTCTCCCGCACTGATCTGCTGCCCTGCAGCGCTCCCGGCGCCCGGTGCAGCTTCTGCTTCCTGCCGCGGCTCAGGCTGCCGCGTCTGCTGCATCCCCTGCGCCATCATGGCAGCCAGCTGTGCCGCCTGCATCATGCGGTTTTCGTCCTGCGGCATCCCGCCGCCCGGCTGCTGCGCCAGGTCGTTCTTTTTCGCCATGCCATTCTCCTTTCCGGCTTACACTCTCATCACCCGCGTGGGGCTCTTGCGCACGTCCATGTCCAGCGGGTCATCCTGCAGCACCGGCACCTGCTCGGTCTTGCGCGGGCTGATGGGGTTCTCCATCAGCACATACCGGCACTCGTCGTAGATGTGATCCTCCTGTGTGGTGTCAATGTCCTCCACGTTGCTCTCGTCATATACCAGGTTCGGGATGGTGCGGATGAAGTGTCTGCAGGTGTCAAACACCTGGAACATCGGCCGGCCCTCCGCATCAAAGGCCAGCCGGTAGTGGAACTGCATCTTGCCCGCCAGCCGGGTGTGGTCGCCCGGTGCCCAGAAAATATAGTTCGGGTGCTTTTCCTGCATGGCGGCAATGCTCTCGCCCTGGCTCTCGTTGAAGATTGCCGGGTCTGCCACGCCCTGGATGTGTCGGCCCCGCAGCATCGGGTCGTTTTCCTCCGCCTCTTTGATCATCCGCGCCTGCTCCACCGGGTTGACTTTCGTGCCCTCGTTGGGCGTCCCGGTGCAGCCGTACAGCTCCTTGATGCGGTACAGCCTGCCCTCTTCGTCCGCCGCGTACCATCCCACCGAAAACGGCTTTGCATAGCCAAAGTCGTACCCGCGCCAGATCTTCCAGTGCGCCGGGATGCGGAACGGCTTGATGACGTGGGTCCATCTCTGGTCCTCGTAGTGTGTCGGGTCATTGCGCCACTCGGTGAACACCTGGCCGGAAAAGCTGTCCCAGTCTCCGTATAGCAGCGCATTCCTGTCCGCCTCCGGCAAACTGGCCAGCGTGCCCAGGTAGCCTGGGTCGTTTTCCAGCAGCTTTTTGTTGTCGAACACCGTGCTGGGGATAAAAATGCGGGTGCGCCGCAGCTTTTCGCAGGTACCGTCCGGCTTCTTCACGTCCACCAGCTGCACCATCCGGGTGCCCGGCGGTGCCGGTGTGATGAACCGCGCCTTCACCCATCCGTGCCCGATGCCGCCGGGGTTTGCCGTGGCCCGGATGTACACCTGCGTGCCCGGCCCGGTGGGGCGGTTGCGGCTCATCACATAGCTGTACTCTTCCCAGGTAAAGTGGGTCAGCTCGTCCACCCCGATAAAATCAAAGGCTTTGCCCTGATAGTTGTATTTGTCCTGTGCCCGGAACATGCTGCCAAAGGTGATCTTTGCCCCGCTGGGGAAGGTCCATGTGTGGCTGGAGCTGTTGTATTTTGCTTTCGGGAACACCGGCCTGTAATAGCGCATGGTCTTGTCGATCAGCTCACTCAGCTGCGGGTAGGTCTTGCGCAGGATCAGTGCCCGGTAGTGTGGGATCTCCACCTGCCGCAGCGCCTCGATCACCAGCGCGTCGCTCTTCCCGCCGCCCGCCGCGCCGCCGTACAGTGCCTCGTCCTCGCTGCGGGCCATAAAGGCCGCCTGTCTCGGCTGCGGCCGCCATACGATGGGTCTGCCTTTAAACCGTTCCGTCCAGTACCACCTCGGTCTCTGCCTCGCTGCTCTTCGGTTCCACCAGCACCGCCGGGGCGCTCTGTCCGCTGTCCCGGTCTGTGGTGTCCTGGGGCACCAGCGCAGCCGCATCCCCCGCCGCCGTGAGCAGCACCGCCGCGACGTTCGCCGCGTCCCGGTCGGTCATCACCCGGCTGTCGTATCGCTCCAGCTGCTTTTCCAGCTCTTTCCGTTCCTCGTCGCTCAGCTGCCGGTCGTAGCTGCCCGGCGCTCCGTATGCCACAAGGCCGGTCTCCATTGTGTCCTGCAGCGTCTCGTCCTCGCTCTTGAGCTGCACCCCGATGTCGTACTGCCGCGCTTTGGCGTCCTCGTCCAGCCTCCGGTGCAGCTTTTCCCGCACCTCGGCCGCCCTCTGGTTCTCGGCCACCCGCTGCTGCAGGTAGCTCACCTGGGCCTTTGCGCCCACAGCCGCCCGCGCCGCGATCTCCCGCGCCGCCTCGGCCCGCGCTGCTGCAAATACTCCGTCCGGCTTTCCGGCCTCCTCGGCCATCCAGCTGCGGATTGTGCTCTCCGGCACGCCGTACCTGCGCGCCACTGCGCAGATGGAGTTGGAGCCGATCATGGCCATCACCACTTCGGCACGTACAGCCGCCGGGTACTTTTTGCCCCGGCCCTGCTTCCCGGGCACGGTGTTTTTGCAGTATCTCCGCTTTGCCATCCCCGGTCCTCCCTCCGTGCTTTGGCTCCCAGTCTACCGTCCGGGTCCGCAATAAAAAACCGCGCACTTTTCAACACGCGGTTTGCTACGTTGCAGCACAAACAGGCCGGATGCATCGCACCCAGCCTGTCCCATGTTCTTGTATGGGCATGGCTACACCAGCCCCTCCCGTGCGGCAAAAAGTCCCACCGTGCTCAACGCCTCCAGCTCCTTGCGGTAGTAGGTCGTCCGCCCGATGTGCAGTGCCTCCACCACGTCCCACTCCTTTTCTCCGGCCATGTACCGCCGCACAAGGATCCCCGCGCACACCGGGTCCGCCTCGGCATAGTAGTCCAGCGCCTGCCCGATCACCCGGCCCCAGGCCTGCGTCAGCTCGTCCGGGGTGCCTTCGGCCGCTTCCATCGCCCTGCCATATCGCCGCAGTCCTTTCCGCACGTCCTTTTTCTGCTGTTTTGTCACCCGTGCCCCGCCTTTCCGCGCGCTTTTGCGCTGATTTGCGCGCAAATTCAGCGTTTTTCCGCGTTTCGCGCGCAATATGTAAATATAATTAAATTTTTTTATCTGTCAGGTGCGAACTTTCGCAAACTCCCGCCTCCGCAGGATCAGATACGCCTGCGGGTCGGTGCTCTCCCAGCCGTCTGGCCGTGGTCGGTCGGTCTCGTACAGCTGCTGCGGGTCGTAGACCATCACCTGCACCACCTCCCAGCCCGGGAAGCGCTGCTCCCACCAGGCTGCATCCTCGGCGTGCTCGCTGCACCCCTGCCGCAGCTGTCTCCGGCTCCACTTGGTGTCGGCTGCCCGCAGCACTTCCGGCAGCGTCAGGTTCCGCGTCTCCACGCACCGGCGCTCACTGTGGCCGTAGATGTACCCTACCGTGCCGTTTTTGCCATCCCCGTCTATGCCCAGGATCTTTTTCACGTCGATCCGGTCCGCGTTGCAGGTCCCCAGCGGCTCATACTCGCCCGTGCCCGGCACCCGCCGCCGCCACAGCTCTTCCAGCATCTGGCGGAATTCCCGTCGCTCGGCCGCCGTCAGGCCTTTGCACTCGGCAAAGCCGTGCATGTGCAGCTTTCCTTTCTCTCCGTTCCGCACTGCGTGCAGGCTCAGCTTCAGCTGCCTGGCTCTCTGCTCCCCGAACCGCCGGATCACCGCCGCCTTTACCCGCCGCACATAGTTCCGCACGTCCTGCACGCAGTCCTCAAAGCTCTCCGGCCGGTATGCATCCTCGTAGGTCCCGGTCACATAAAATCCGTCCTTGTCAAAGTTCGCCAGCACCTTGCGCTGGTATCTGCGCATGCTGGCGTTTTTATTGCGTGCCTTCTGGCCCCGGCTGCTCTCCTTGTGCTTCCTGCCCCGCTGCCGGTGCTCCTGATCCGTCACCGCATAGATGCCCACGGTCCTGTACTCTCCGCACTCGTACTTTTTCTCCCGGATCCAGCTCTTCATGGCTCACCTCTTCTTTCGGGCAGCGCCCTTGTCCTTTTCTTTTCCCGGTCCTCACCGTCGTAGAAATAACGGGTATACAAGCTCCCTCAAGCGCCCGCCCGGACGCTTATAAAAATAAAAGGTATATTATATACTTTGATAAAGGCTCCCGCCTGCCGCCAGCGTCTGGCAGCACCCGGCAAACTTTATGCCCGTCCCGTCGCCAAAGCCCTCCGGCGTAATTGCCGGAGGGCTTTTCCTGTTCATTTTCTTCTTCTGCTCCGCTGTCCCTTGTGGGCCATCCAGCCTTCTTTTTCGTAATCGCCCCGGTTCACCTTGTCCCGGTAGATTGCGTTTTTGGTGTACTCCTTCTCGGTTTTCAGCCGTCCTTTCCACTCCCGGTACTTTTCGCACTGGTCATGGCACGCCGGGGATCTCCCTGGGCAGTCCGGCTTGCAGCACCACTCGGTCATACCGGCACCTCCGGTTTCCCGGCCGCCGCCCAGTAGCCGTAGCTCAGCTCTTTGCGGCCCCATTTCCGTGCCGCCGCATTGTAGCGGCACAGCGCATGTACATCTTCCTGCAGCGCGTCCATCTCCGTCTTTTCCGGCTCTTTCGCGCTCACGTTCTTCAGGCCCGAAAAGTTTTCCCGCTTCTTCCGGTCCGCTCCTTTCGGGATCCGGATGGGCCGCTCCTCTTTCCGGCGCTCCACGCATGTCACGCCCAGGCGCTTATTGTGCCCGGCCCGGTGGGCATTCGGTGCGTCCTCTGCCCGGATAAAAAAGCCTTTTTCCACCAGCTCCACCGCGGTGCCTTCGCACACCACCCGGCCGTCGGCGTCCGTCATCCGGTACACCCACACCTTCCGGGTCGTCCCGCCGGGCGGCGCTATCTTTTTCGCCACCGGCCGGATCTCTTCCCGCTCCACCTTCCACTTCCTGGCCCGGATGCCCTTCAGGTGCTGCTTGGCCCACAGGCGGCTCACGTCATCGCTCCGTGTAAAAACGCCATCCGCTACCAGCTGTCCCGCCTTGCCTTTGTAGGCCAGCTCCCCGGTCTTTGCGTCATACACGCTGTACAGGTACTTCACGCGGTGGTCTCCTTCCGGTGCTTCTCGGTCTGCTGCCGCTCCTGCTCCCGCAGTGCCGGTTGCACCATCGCCCGCCGCACCACGTCCCGTATCTCCTGCACCTGCAAGCCGGTTTTTACTGCCAGCAGCCTGCAAAACCGCTTGCGCGTGATCTTTCTCTTGTCCTTGCTCATACTTTTCCTCCGTACAACTCAAATTCCACGCCGTCCTCGGTGATCAGCGCCCCGCCGTCCAGGATCTCCGTGATCTGCCGCAGCCGCTCCACCGTGATTTTCCGTGTCCCGCCGGGCTCCGTCCACTTCTTCGCCGTCTGCGTTTTCACACCCGTCCGCTCCGCCAGCTTCCACGCCGTCAGGCCCCGGTACTGCATTGCTTCCGTCAGTGTCATCTCGTCCGTCTCCTTTGCCAGCTGTCCGGTGTGCCGTACTGCAGCGCGGTCTGGATGCGCTTTTCCACCTCGGCCGGTGCCAGCGGCAGCGCTTTCGGCGCGCACATCCGTCGCACCTCGTTCCGCACCTGCCGGGTGCGCATCTCCCGCATGGCCTGCTCCTCATGCATCCGGTAGCCCCAGATCTCTTTCTGATCCGGCCGGTCCAGCACCTCTACGTCAGTCTTGTACGCGCTGGTGCACGACCGCCGGAACCACTCCATGGCCACGTCCACGCCTTCCTCCAGCACCCACTGGTTCAGCTGCCGGTAATTCGCCAACACTTCTTCGTGCAGGCGGTTCAGCCGCTCCGCACCAAAGCCCAGCACCTCGGCGCAGGCAATGGCGCACACCCGCCACTCCAGTGTGGCCGCGCTGTCCACGGCTCCCTGCATTTTCCACTCTTTGTGCGACCTTGCCCGGCCTTTGGCCATCGGGATGTGCAGCTCCCATACCGTGCCCTCCGGCATCTGGCTGTGCATCCAGGCTTCCGCCTTCCGCAGCGGCTCGTGCTTCCGGCTTGCCGGTCGGGTCATGATCTCCAGCACCTTGCCGTTCACTTCGTCCCGCACCGCGTTCACTTTTTTCTGCCGTTCTTTGCCAATGCCAAATTTTTCGTTCAGGGCAATGGTCACGCATGCGTGGGTAAAATCAATGGCGTTGTTCTGCGCCAGCGTGATGCTGTCCTCCAGGCTCAACTTGCTTTTGCTCACAGCTTCTTCACCGCCTTCCGGTATCTCTCATACAGCTGCATCCACTCGTCCAGGCTCAGGCTCTTGTCCACCGAGGCAGCCTCCAGCACCTTGTGTGCGTCGCTCTCCCTGCTGCGCGGGTCGTGCCAGTCCAGCTCTTCCAGCGCCGCGTCCAGCTTCTGCTCGTACTCCTCCCGTGTCATTGGTCCTGTACCTCTCCCTGCCGCTTCATCAGCTCCTTGATAAACTCCGCATCCCGGCCTTCAAACCGCTGTGCCACACGCGCCCCGCCGTTCATCATAGCCAGCAGCATATTCTCCATCATCTGCCCAAACTCCTTGCAGCGCTGCCGGCGCATCCGCTGCGGCACCTTCTTCATGCAGTCTGCTACCGTCGCGCAAAAGCTCGCCGTCAGCACCTCCAAAACATCTTTCTCGCTGCATTTTTTGCCATTGACGTTGGTCAGCACGCGCCCGCCGGGCACCGTCTTTATGGTGATCTCGATATTTCCTTCCATGCTCTGCTCCTTTTCTCTTCACGGTTCCCCGTGGTCGTTCGCCCAGGCAAACACCAGTGCTTTTGCCTCTTCCAGCTTTTCGCACAGGCCCTTCACGGCAGCTTCCTGCTCCCCGCCGGGCAGCTCCTCTACCGCTTTCAGCGCGTCCCGCGTGTCCCGTACGATTTCTTCTTTGTGATAGTGCACGGCTGCCAGCAGTGTCACCACCGACGTCTTTACAGTGTCTTTTTGCATTTGCCAAGCTCCTCCACATGGTACACCCGGAAGTCGTCGCACTCCGGGTGCTGCTCCCGTGCCAGCTCCAGCGCTCTGGCTTTGGCCACGCCCTGGCTGCTGCCGCCCACCAGCAAGGCCGTCTGCAGCCGCAGCGGGTAGCCGTCCCGGCTCATCTCAATGTGCACACGGTAACGCATCCTGCTCACCCCACCTTCCGCTTTCCGGCTTTCACGGTGTTCTCCGGCTGCCGGTGCGCCCGGTGTCCGGCCTTTTCCTCCTGCTCCTGGGCCGCAAAGCCCAGCCGCATGAAGAGTCCTGCCGCCAGCACCAGCACCATGGCCGTCACAAACTGCCCGTCCGTGATGGGTGCGCCCACCTGGGCGTTGCCCTCCAGCCCCATGCCGCACAGCAGTCCGGCGCAAAGGCTCCCAGCCGCCATCCAGTGCCATACCGTCGATTTGATTTTCATTGCAAAATACCTCCGTTTGCGTTATACTTCTGGTGATAGCGGCTCTTGTCAGATCGCTTTCACTCGTAACCCGCCGGTGTTCTCAGCACCGGCGGGCTTTTTGTTTTGCTCTACCTCCGGGAAAAACAGCTCCCCGATTTCTTCCTGCCCGATCTCCAGCAGCTCACACACCGCCTCGATCTCATCGCTGTGCCATCGCTGGCTGCCGTTCAGCCGGCCGGAAATCGCATACGCCGACATCCCGACGCCCGCCGCCACTTCCTTGTCCCGGTACCCGCAGGCCCGGAACCGCGCCCGCAACCTCCAGTATGGGATCTGCATAAAGGTCCCCCGGATCTTCGCTTCCCGCATCCGTCACTCCTCCTGCTCTGTGATGGTCTGCAGCACCCGCTGCAGCCGTTCGGCCGCGCACCGCGCATCCTGCGCCATATACACACAGTCGCTGTCCTCTTTGTCCAACCGGTCCATCAGCTGCTTGCACGTCGTGATCAGCTCGTCGCACATCGCACCTGCGGCCTCCACCATCCACTTGCTGCTCAGCAGCATCGGCCGTCCGGTCTCGGTGGGCTTCTCCCCGGTCGGCACCAGCCGCCCCGCCGGGGCATTGTTCCGGTCGGTCATTCCTCCTCACCTCCCAGTCGGATGCCCCACTCGTTGCAGATGGTCTCGCACACCGGCTTTGCAAAGCCGATCAGCTCATCCCCGCGTGCAGCCGCCAGCACTGCTGTGCCCACGATGCCGCTCATATAGCCGTACTGGTACAGATTCATCGCCTTCCAGTTTACCGGCAGCTCCTGCAGCAGGCCTTCCTCGTTCACGATCAGCTTGATGCTGTCCACCGGCTCCCGTGCCAAGTCCGGTTCCAGGCAGCTGTCTGCCGTCTCGATCAGCCCGCCCACCAGCTGCTGGAGCGTCTCCAGCTTGCAGGTGTCTCCGTCGTCGCACCGGATCAGGCGGCCCGTGCCGTCCGTCCGGATCAGGATCATGTACCGGGTCATATTTCCAACACCCCCTCCTGTTCCAGCACCATGTTCATGATGCAGTTCAAGCGGTCCAGCATCTTCTCCACTTCCAGGGCCACACACTCGGCGTCGCTGTCCTCCCGGTCCAGCTCCGCCCGGAGCTTCCGGCACAACCTCTTGCCCTCGTTGGCCATGTTGGCCCCGGCCTCCAACAGGCACCTGGTGCTGTCCAGAAAGGCCAGCTCCTGGGTCAGCTCCTCCGGGGACGTCTCCTTGGCCTGGTGCAGGTACTCCAGCTCCGCCATGGCATTCTTCAGCTTCTGGATCCGCTCTGCGGCCCGGTTGCGGTTCGCCACCTGCACATAGCCTTCGTCCATCACCTTGTCCGGGTCCATAGCTCTCAGGGCATCCTGGGCCCCATCGTACTCGCTCCGCTCTACGTCTAGCTGCTCCAGCAGCATCTGCCGCAAGTCCTCTCTTGCCTCTGCATTCATGTCCTTGTCCTCCTTACTTCCAGTCCTGTGCGTCAAAGTCCTTCAGCGCACATTCCATCTCGTATCTCCGGTCCCTTGCAGCTTTCCGCACCCTCACCCGGGCGTCGGTCTCCGGCAGCAGCCCGTCCGGGTCCAGCCGCTTCAGTTCCTCGTTCAGCAGGTCAATCTGCTGTTCTGCCACTACCAGCTCGTGCTCCATCAGCTGGCGGATGATCCGCAGCGTGTTGTACTTCATCTTGTTTTCCTCCTTATTTTTCATCCCACAGGTCCAGCCCGGTAACTGCCAGCAGTACGCCAAAAAGCACCATTGGCGGCCAGTCCATCCACCATCCTACGTTAAACACCACTGTCCCGATGGCTTCGATCAGCAGTGCCCACAACATCCTGCGGTTCATGCGCTCTTTTCCGGGGTGTGGTCAGCATCAATGCCAAACAGCTCATTCGGCGTTACGCCCAGTGCCCTGCAAATCGGCACAACGTCATCCGACGTCAGTCGCTTACGCCCGCGCAGCAGTGCGTTGAACTTTTTCGGGTCATACCCTGCAGCTCTTGCCACTGCCGATTGCTTCAAACACTTTTCATCAATGATCTTGTAGATCATGTCCGTTGCGCTCATTTCATACGCTCCTTTCAGGTACAAGTTTCTTGGACATCTTTAAAATAGCACAGGATTCTTGTCCTGTCAAGAGGTTTTGACCAAATTTCTTGTACTTTTATCTTGACTTTTCAAGACGGCACATATATACTGACCTCAGAACGATATTTTTCAGGAGGTGTTTCCCATGTCCTTTGCCAGCCGTCTCCGTCAGGCGCGTGAGCAGACCGGGCTTACGCAGCTCGAACTGGCCGAAAAACTCGGCATCACAAAAAGTGCCGTCGGCAACTATGAAAACGGTGTCAGCTGTCCCAAGTGGGATGTCCTTGTGCAGATTTTTGATGTTCTCCATGTAGAGCCAAACTTCCTGTATCAGGATAGTTTCTCGCCGCCCGTTTCCGATTCTGTTCATCTTACCCCCGCGCAGTCCGCCCTGCTCACGTCTTTTGACCAGCTCAACGAGGAGGGCCAGAGTAAGGTCATCGGCTACGTCGAAGATTTGAACCGCACTGGTTACTATAAAAAAGACAGCACGCCTTGCGTGGCTACAAAAGAAGCGTAAAAAATAAAGCCGCCAAACGGCGGCTTTGATAAAATGGAGGAATCCGAAATGAAAAAGCGTTTTATCTCTCTCGTCCTGGCAGCCCTGCTTCTGGTTGCTGTTCCGCTTTCGGCGTTTGCCACGTCTAAGTTTAACACGTCAGTCTTAAGCGGCCGGGAGAACGTTTCTATTTCCTACTTCGACGAAATGACCGGCAACGTAACAGCATCTCTCACTGGAGACGCTTATAATTCTTCCGTTACCTTCGACAATGGTGCCCTTTTGACCGTAGATCCAACGATCTGCCTCAATGATTCTTTCGATTATTACCGGTTTAACTTTAATTGCTTGGAAACTGCTCCGATCGGCATGACCAGCATTATAATCAAAATCGGAGACAACCGGTATAATTTCACAAACTGTGCAACAAGTCTTGTTCCGCTTGGCGATAATGCTTATTGGGAGAACATATATTTTGTTCTGAAACGGGAGACTGTCGGCTTTATGAACGATTTTGTAAAGCACCGTGACGAGGAAATCAAAGTTCGGATCAACGGAACCTATACAACGCTTGATTTTTCTCTTACGGACGAAATGAAAAACGAAATTCTTGACCTCTATGCTCTATATGATGATGGCAGAGGAACTCGTGATGCAAACTTGCGTGATATCACTTATACCGATTCAACCTCTGTGTACAAAAATGGAAAGCTCGTTGACGGAATGGTCAAGGAAGAAGTAATCCATATTCTGGCACATTCTTTCTAAATCGGCCCATGTGTAGCACAAGGCCCCCTCAGCTGTTCCCAGCCGAGGGGGCCTCTGCCAACCGTCAAATCTGCCCAAAAGAAAAGTAGGAGGTATCATGCAGAGCACGGGGCTGCACCCGCCGCTCCGTTTGTAGTATAAGCTGTTTTGGCGTTTCGTGCAACCCGTCTAAAAAAGAGTGCCCGGCAGTGGTACGATGCACCGCCGGGCTGTAACAAGGAGTAAAATACGAATTCCACTCGCGCCTGCCCTTGTATTGTAGCACGCTTTAGGCAGACGCGCAACCTGTATACTTGGAGGTGTGCAAAGCATGAAAAAGCGTACAAACACCGCTGTCTGGATCGAAAAAGAAAACCGCTGGTGCGTCTCCGTGCAGAAAAACGGCCAGCGAAAGCGCTTCTACAGCGGCACGCCCGGCCGCACCGGCCAGCGCGAAGCCAACGCCAAGGCCGACGCCTGGCTTGATGACAACATCCACGACGGCCGCAAAAAGATCTCTGCCCTGTATGCCGAGTGGCTGGAGGATATTTCTCTCACCTGCGGCACCTCCTATCTTGATCAGTGCACCCGGTATGGAGCCAACTACATTCTGCCGGTCATCGGGGAGCTGCGCATCGACGAGCTCACCGAGGGCGATCTGCAAAAGTGCATCAACCTGTCCTTTAAAAAGCGCTGCCTGCGCAAAGACTATAAACCGCGCCAGACAAGCACCGAACCTCTGAGCCGTAAGACCCTTATGACGATCCGCGCCACCGAGACCCGCTTTGTCAAGTGGTGCCGCCATAATAAGTACACCGCCCTGAATCCGGAAGACCTCGCCATTCCCAAAAATGCCCGCACCGGGGAACGAAGCATTCTGCAGCCCGCTGCACTGCAGGTACTGTTCAGCGTGAGCACCCGCCTGTACTACAAGCGCCGTGTTTTTGACGAGTATATTTACGCCTACCGCTTTGCGGTCACTACCGGCCTTCGCCCCGGTGAGCTCGTCGGCCTGTGGTACGGTGACATCAAAGGCAACACCGTTAACCTCCGCCGCAGCATCAACGTTTTTGATGAGCAGACCACCGGCAAAAACGAGAACGCCATTCGTTCCTTTGACATGAGCGCCGAGGCCCGCGAGGCCTACACCGCACAGGTGCAGCTGCTCAAGTCCAGCGGCGTCCGCCTCAACTATAACACGCCCTTGTTCCAGCTCCCGGATCAGGACACGCTTTCCAAGCGCTGGCGCAAGTATCAGCACGACAACGGCATTGACCCGCCTGTCTCTCTCTATGAGATGCGCCACACCTTTGTCAGTGTCGAGAGCGGCCTGCTCACCGACAGCCAGCTCAAGATGCTGGTCGGCCACAGCAAAAACATGGACACCGCCGGGGTCTACTGCCACGAGCTTCAGGGCCAGCGCGAGGATCTGGCTGTCGCCACCACCGCCGCCTTCCGCAAAGCCGTCGGCAGCACAACCGGCTGA